CCAGGCTGCGCTCTGGTTGTTCGCTCTGACACTGCGGCGCGTGGCGTTCCAGACACTGCATGTGTACAGCTGCCCGATCGAGGCAGAGTCGATCACAGTCAGTGGAGCTGGCGTGATCGCGGTTGTCGACGACGAGTCACAACCGGACTCTCAGTCCGATGCAGGCGCTTCGGATCTAGAGGATGGTGATGGTGAGCCTGAGACAAGCGCAGATGATCTGATCTGGGCTGTCACACTGGTGTCACGCCTTGTCTCGCTCTATGGACATGACGATCATCCATTGGATCAGCCTGTCATGAAGCGAGCACTTGGACAGGTGCTGCGCTGGGCTCAACACTTAGTTGCTGGTTCCGGAAGCATGACAGCAGCCTACCAACTCATGGCTCTAACTAGCTACACACAGTTCTCCGAGTGTGAGAGTGATGAGGACAAAGAGTGTCCTGACTTGCACTTGAACTGCTTCAATGCTACACCAGGTTCGACCATCGCCAGGTGCGGACCAGTCAACCCATTGGTGCTATGGGCTTACATGAACGAGATGGTTGCCCTCGATCCAGAGGAAGAACCACTACCACTCAACACGACGTCACATGGCGTTGGCATGATGGCTACCATGTTCAACATTGCTATGCGTACACACAGCGAGCTTGCCACTTCGGCTGCTGGACTTGACATCTACTACACACTCTGTGCTCTGCCGTCTTCACCGGACAGTGAGCTGCGCTTCCATCACCAACAGCTCGCACTCAGTGCCATCGACTCTCTAGCGCCTGTTCTAGCCGGATCAGGCATAGCAGTCAAAGTCGGAGATCCTGACACACCGGTCTCTCAGTTGTACTCGACACTAGTCGGCTGCTACGTGAGGGACAAGCTTTGTCTAGCGTCTAACACCTTGCCGCTTTGGCTAGTCAGTGTGCTGTCCGGTGAGACACAAGTGGTGCCTGCTCGCGGCGAGGTGTCTGTCTCGAGGGTGGTGGCACCGCCTCCTGTGGCTGGTGACAGTCTAGATGACTTGGTCACTGAGACAACCAGCCAGAGTGTCTTCTGGACTTGGGGACCGAGCTACCCGCGAGCACCAGACCTGTACACTTACATAGACCGTAGGTTTGGCAAGCCGTCCATGCTCTGCGCTAATGCGTACGTCCATGATGGTGTCTACACCAAAGACACGTACGATCAGACTGCGACCATGATGATCGTGCCAAAGCACTACCTGTACTCAGCCGAAGTGCGGACCTTTGCCCTAACACCACATGACTGCACAGCTGAGTGTGTTGCGCCTCTCACTCACATGCGCATACCACAGGGATCCATCCCTGTTCGCGATCGCCCCCCCATGATGCTGGGCGACGCGACTTCCCTCCTCAACTCTGCTTTTCGCCGAGATGTGGATGGAAGCCACTAGAGTACAACCTTCTGTGCCAAGAGTTGGAGTCACTGACAGCGGAC